CGCAAGGTTTCCCGTGCTGGCTTTGGTTATATTTATTCTGGTTGCTTTCGTCAGTGCTGCGCCATTTACGGCATATACGGTTTTTACCTGCTTTATTGCCTGTGTCTTCACTCTGGAAATACCACGGTTCATAGCGCTGGCAAATACTCTTTCTGCACCTTTTGGAACGTCTGCCAGCAAGGTTCCCACTCTTTCTATTGCGTCAGATGTTATTTCAATCATTCTTCCAACATCTCCAATTCAAGAATTATTTCCCCGTCCTCGCAGTCTGCTTTTGAAATGTTATACATATTGATTGCCCCGGCTTCGTCAATTTCAAGCTGGCGTCCTTTTTTGGGAACGCAACCAAAATCATATAATGACATATAGACCAGACAAGAAGCACGGTTTATGCCCTCTGCATTGTCCCCGTTTCCTCTCTGCCGTTCGTCGGCTGCCGTGTGGTCAATGATTATGGGCAAATAGTGTTTCTTGCCTTGATACCATATATCAGTCATAGTTGCCATTTCTCCGCAGTTGTGAAACACTTTCATGTCACTGGCAAGCTGTGCTTTGAAGTCCATTAGATAGGTGTTGCAACAAACCAGCTGTCTACATCATGCGGAACGCATAACGGTGCAGAAGACAGATTGAGGAAGCGGCGGGCAGGCTTGCGTTTTGTCCATGTGTCCGGTACATATTTACCCTCTACGGTCATAAAGTTGCCGTCCGGCTCCTTAATAAGTGTGATTGCTCCATAGTACATGGAATAATCAGCGTTTGTGCTTAACAGTGCTAAACTGTCAGTAGGTACAAGCGGCTTGTCTTCCGGTGTAGCCGGGTTTGTCCAGTCGTCAAGGTACCACTCATTGTACTTGTAAATATCAAGTCCCAGTCCGTGAATGGTTCCAATATAAGTGGTTCCGTCCGGTAACTGTTTAGGCTGGATAACTGCTAAATTGTAGTTTTTGACATCAAGTGCTTCCTTTACCTTTGGATTGTTTACAAACGCTTTCGCAACATCACTTCCCATCACACAAACATTACAGTTGACAAATCCTGTCCTCTGTACTATTCCGTGCCAACGTTCCAAATCTCCGATAGGGTCGGAAGTATCGGCAGTCCATTTCTTCTTCGCTTCTGAAATAGTTTCCTTATTTGTGAAATAGAAGTCAATTTCTTCATTCACGCCATCACCAATGATAGGAATTTTGCCAGTAAAGATTGTCTGTGCGCACATTAACTCTTCACGGCGCACAATCTGTTCTCTTAACTCCACAAAATCATCTGCCATTTTAAGCACGGCACGTTCCGCAGGCGTTCTGCCGGAATAAAGACTTTCTCCCGGTCTTCTTCTCAATAAATCGTCAACCGTTGTCACTTTTTCTGGTGCAACCAATGGCGGTGTATATGTCTTTGTCTGATAGCCAGTGTTTGGTACTACCTTTCCACCAATTAAGCGGCTGACAAATGGCGCAACCTTTCTGCTTCCCTTTCTAAAGTCAACGTCAACTTTTTCTGTTGTGAATGTTTCTTCGTGTCTGAAAAATGTACTTCTAAAAAAAGTACGCACGGGCGGTAACTTCTGAACCACTCTGCCCATTGTCCGTGGTTCGTAAATAGATACTTCATTTGCCATTGTTGTTTTTCCTCCTTATCTCAAAAAGATTGATACTTTGCGCAGTGCTTCTTTGATTTTTGCTAAATCTGCCCCGGCTTCAAGTGCTAATGCGTCAGCAAAAAACTCACCTGTCATGTAATATGTCACTGGTTCGCCGTTTCCTGCTGCCGCAGCAGCAATACCGATTGCGCTTGCTTCGCTTCCTTTTGCAACTGGAATAATCTTGTTGTCATTCGCAGCGTCAATCATTACTGGTGCATATTCCTTGATAGCTGCATTTGCTGTCCCGGTTTCCGGTACTGTTGGAAAATCACCAGCAAAAAAGTTCTTCGGTGTGATTTCTCTTTTTTCTACTGCATATTCACCCATTTGCTTGTACCTCCTTATTTCTCGTCTGGAAACAACTTGTCAATAGCGGCGTCAAACACGTTCTTGCCGTTCTCTCCTGCGTTGTCCTCCGGTGCTGCTCCCTGCACGCCGTTTGCACCGCTGTTATCTGCGTCCTGCTGGCGGTTCTGAATGTAGTTGCCGCCCGCTTTGTTCTGCTCTGAAATGATTTTAACTGCCATTTCCTGTGCAGAAATAGGGTTGTCAAACTTTGCGTCCTTTGCGATTGCGTCATAGTTGCCGTTTGCCAAGTCTTCAATGCCTTTAATTCTGGCACGTTCTGCGGCTGCTGCTTCATTCTGGATTGTCGCTACTAAATCCGGGTATGCGGCTTTTAGTGCGTCAACCGTTGTGATTTTGTTTTCTGGTGCTGCCATTTGTGGTTCCTCCTTTTCCTGTGGCTTGTTGATAGGTTCTGTTGCACTATTTACTAAACTACCCGGATTTTGATTGTGCGGGCTGTTTAATAACTGGGTTGGAATACTCTTGAACATGGAAACGTCAATAGGCACTGAATTGACAACGATTTTTGAAGAATTTTCAACAACTGTTGTGCTGTCTTCAAACATCAATTCATCACAAAAGCCGTTTTCAACGGCAATGTCGCCCGTCCACCATGTTTCATTTGACATAAGCTGTTCTATGTCCTCTGTCTTTTTGCCAGTCTTACTGGCGTATGTATTGACAATGCTTTGTTTAATCACTTTCAGTTCATCAGCCATCTTCAAAAAGTCTTCTGCTCTGAAAGTGTCCCAGACTGTCATTGCTGGGTCATGTATCATAAATACACCATTTCTGGCAATCTTGATTGTGTCGCCTGCCATAGCAATGATTGTGGCTGCGGAAGCTGCCCAGCCATCAATTTTGACTGTCACTTTCGCTGAACAATCTTTCAATCTTGTAAAAATCGCATTTGCTGCGAACACATCACCGCCGCCGCTGTTAATGCGCACGATAATTTCTGGCACATCACCAAGCGCCGCAAGTTCTTGATTGAATTGCTGTGGCGTCACCCTGTCTTCCCACCATGACTGCTGGCTGCTTATTGCGCCGTATAAAAGCAGTTCTGGCGGCTTGTCCCCTGTTGCCGGGATAAAGTCCCAGAATTTATTTGTCGTCACCCCGTAAGGATTGCCCGGTGTTCTGCTGTCCTGCTGCTGGTTCATTCCCGGCATTGTCTGCGGGTTCTGCTGGGGTGTTCTGTTTGTTTGTGGTTCCATTGGCAATTTTCTTCACCTCTTTCAGTTCTTTTTCTTCGTGTTTCAACTGTTCGACATTGTTATAAAAGTTACTTCCCGTCATTTGCATTGCTTCATCACTTCTGGTGCTAAAGCCGTTTGACACTCTCTTTTCTGCGGCTGTAACCTCTTTTACCGGGTCAAGCATACCTTTTGCAGGTCCGTTCCACTTTGCCCCGCAATATGCTTTTCTTATTGCCGGGTCAGTAAAAAAGCCCGGTGCTTTGATACGTCCTTTTGCTACTGCTTCCGTCAGCCATTCTTCATATACTGGCTGGCAAAAGTCCGTTGATAACCAGTCACGGTACATATTAAACATTTTCCATGCTTCTTCCAGCGCACCTTTGCTGGCTGTATAGCTGGAATTAAAACGCTTCACAAGTAATTCATACGGAATTTCAAGTGCTGCGCCTATCTGCTGGCATATTGCTTCTACAAAGCCGCCAAAATTGGCGTTTGGTCTTCCGGGGTTCGTGTCGTGTGCTTTCTCGCCCTCGTTTAAGTCGATAACGGCGCCCGGCGCAAGTTCAATGGTGCTTTCGTCTTCTGTGTCCACCTGCACTTCTTCCGGCAGCATACTTCCTATGGCGTCTTCTGCGCTGGCGTCTGCCTTTTCAATGAAAATGGTAAACATACCAGACACAACCGCAGCCACAAGCTCTGCGTCCGTGTATCTTCCAAGCTGTTTCAAACTTTCAATGACTGGTGCAAGGAACGGAACGCCCCTGCGCTGTCCTATTCTTTCCCGGTTCATCATGTGAAGCACGTTTCTTCTTCCGGTCTTTTGTCCGTATGCTTCAACCCTCTGCCAGCTTATGTCGTTGTATGCGTATGACAACGGGTGGTGGTTCGCTATGTGATACGCTATCACTTCCCCGGACTTGTCAACCTCTACGCCTCCAACAATCTTGTTGTCTATGGTGTCGCAGTTGTCCGGGCTGCAAAGTCTGTCTGCTTCTATCAGCTGCACACGCAGGTCATACGGCTGGTTTATTCGTGGTTTGACTGGCAATACCGCCAGACAATCCCCGGAAATAAGCCAGTTCATAAAAGCTAACTGCTGCAACTCGTAAAAGTTGTCTATCCTTGACATATCGCAATCATTGCTTTCAGCCCAGATAGACCACTCTTTTTCAATCTTTTTTTCAAGGTTCCGGCGTTCTTCTGGTGAAATTCCCAGCGTTTCTGCGTCAATGGTCGATTTCAACCGCAGCCCACGTCCAACAATGTTGGTGCGCATGGTTTTGACTGCCCCGTTTGCCAGCGGCACGCCCATGTATAAATCACGGGTACGCTGGCGCAATACAGATACATTGTCTTCTATGTCCTCACGACTGCTGCCGCCTGCATGAAGCCAGCCTGCAAGTGATTTCTTTGTGACGCTGGCGCCATAATTGCCATACCCACTGTCTAAAATCTGCATTTTCTGCCTTGCAACCGTTCTTTTCAGTGCTGCTTGCGGTGCTATGACTGCTATTGCCTTATCAATTCCCGCTGCAATTCCCACGCTTTCACCTCCTTTATTGCATGAAAAAAGCACCTTTTTACGGGTGCTTTTTGTCTTTTCTCACTTATTCACGCTACAATATTACCCCATTTTTGCGGGCAATGGGGGGAAATAAAGCACCAAAACGGGCAATCACGGGCAATGTTTATAAATCCCGTGGTACAAATCGTTTTGCACGGTTCCTGCCGCCGTATTTTGCCGCATTTTCAAGCACAGTGACTTTCTCTTGCCAATATTCAATAGACTTTCTAATTTCGGTCAGATTGGCTTTTGTCATTGTCCTGCTGCCTATTGTATAAGACTGTGCGTTTGTCACTGCCAGTTCCGCTTCCAGCCATGCGTCAAGGTGTCTTTTTGCTGTTTCCAGTGTAATTCCTGCCATTTATAAAATTCCTCCACTTCTTCTTCTGCCACGTTTAATAATTTTCTTTGCTGCTGTGGCTTCTTTCTTTTTGTCCGGTTTCTTCAATGGTACATTGATAATTTCAATGGCTGCCGTTGCGTAGTTCCGGCAGTCCAGCGCTTCATTTCGTTTGTGTTCGCCTTTGTCTTTCGGTTCCCATGCGAAATATGGTCTGCCCATCTTGTAACGCATTACCTTTTTTTCTGACGTTAAGCCTTTGAAATACTTTTCGTCATATCCCTTGCCCTCTTCTTTTGGAAAATGGCAAAAGCCGGGTCCCTCTTCCTCCAGCTTTAGTCTGTCCATAAGCAGGCTTTTTCCGGTATCAACTCCCAGTGTGAAAAGATATGCGCCCTCACGGTTGCTTTTTGACGGCTTCTGGATATACGCTGCGGCGCTATCGTTTGAACCTTTGATTGCAAATACTCTGCGATTGAACCGGGCTTTGCAGAATTTATATACTTGATTGGTTCTGTGTCCTCCGCTATCAATGCAGACGCATGACAGCTTCATTTTCGTTCCGTCTGGTTTTTCAAAGGTCTGCAATAAGAATGTGTCAAGGTCTTGCCAGACTTGATTGTTGATGTCTGAATTGTCGCCGTATATTGCCGCATACCTAATGCCCCAGCTTTCATATTCTGGACCCCAGCCCACAACTTCAATTTCAAATCTGTCGTCCTGCGTATCTACGCCAGCTGTCAAGTACAGCACTTCTTCTGGCACTTCGCACTTGTATTTCTCCCGGCGTTTCATCAGTTCGTCGTCTTCTATGGTTTCCCCGTCTTCTTCCCACGTTTGCCCCATTTCGGTATTAGTCCATACTTTCATAAGTTCCACGTTGCCTTTTTTCATCTGGTCATTTGCCGTCAGAAACTTTTCAACAACTTCTTGCCATGTGGTCAATGTGGAAGCAAGCGTGTTCAAGTGGAACCCACGCACGGGGTTGTCTGGGTCTTCATGTACAAAGGTTCCGTCAATAAAGTGTTCTTTCCATTCTGCTTCACTGGATATGACGCCGCACTTGCTGCAAGCGTATCTGATTTCTGATAGGTCGTTTTTGTCGAACACAACATTTGACCAGACCAGCGGTTGCAGTTCTCCGCAGCACGGGCACGGTGCGTTCCATTCTCCCCGGCTGCTGTTTTCGTACTCCACTTCTATTCTGGAAGCCCCTTTGACTGTCGGTGTTGAAATGTCCACCTGCTTTTTATTCCAGAATGTAGTCTGACGCTTTGAAGCCAGCAAAAGTGGGTCGCCCTCTTTTCCTGCACTGGCTGGGTATGCGTCTATCTCGTCTGCAAGCAATATTCTGATTGTGTGGCTTCGCAGTCCTGTTGGGCTGTTTGCGCCTGCAATCGTTATGAAGCCGCCTGGAAATATCTTTTGCATGATTGTGTTACCGCTGTTGCGGCTCTTCTCATTGATACGGTCAGCCAGTACGGGTGTATCACGCAACATAGGTGACAACTTTTCTTTTGAAAACTTCTCTGCCATGTCTATTGTCGGCTGTATTACCATAATCGGTGACGGGTCATAATGCACATAATATCCAATAGGGTTCAACACCATTGCGTCTGTCTTTCCTACCTGCGCTGCTGACATAATCACGACTTTTTTTATTGTAATATCTGTTATGGCGTCCATAATCTCTTTTTGATACGGCGCCTTTGCTGTCTTCCAGCGTCCCGGCTCTGCGGAAGACCCGGCAGACAGTCTGCGGAACTTATCTGCCCACTGTGAAAGTGTCATTTCTGGCGGCGGTTGTAGTACTTTGAAAATCCGTGTGAACATATCAACTGTGTTTTTCTTCATTGTCTACACCATACCCAAACACTGTCTGAAAGTCTGAAAGTTCTTCCAGCACTTCATCAATGGCGCTTTTCAGCAACTTAAATATTTCTGTCTGGTCCTTTTTCTTTGATAAAATGGGGCTTAGCTTTGCAGGTATAGCCATAAGCCTTGTTTTGAACCTAACAAGTGTGTCTGTCATTACCTGTTCCAC